TTATTTGGTAAAATGAAAAAAGGTGCATCGGCAACTGATGTAAACTTTGATACAGATACGATGGAAACTGCTGCATGTATGGGATTATATGTGAATGGTGTTGGTATCCTTCAACAACTATATAAAGCTAAAGAAGAAGATTTAGGAAAAGTTACTAAATATGCACAAAGTAAATTTATAAAAGCATTGGGAATGAGTGGAGATTACGCTAAGCCAGATGCTATTTTAAGTAAAATAAATTCAATGCCGTTGGGTGATTATATTTTAATAGCTCAGTTAATGGCAGGTATGACTAAATTTACACAAGGTGTTCTACCATTCAAAACTCCATACCTAATTCATAAAAATATCAAATCTTATTATTCAGCAACAGAACGTTCTGAGTTGGTAGATGGTGTAAAAGATAATACAGCCGATTGTGTTGTATGTAATGTACCAGGTTCTGAACTTATATCTAAACTAAATGAGGGATTACCTGTTGAATACGATAAAAAAGGTGTTTGTACTATAAAAGGAACAAATATTAAGTTTTTACAAGTATCTCTTAAAAAAGGTAAAGGTGCAGCTCAATTAGGTAAGATATATGGTTTCTTAAAAGATAAGTATGGATTATTAGATTCGGCTGATGTTAAGAAATTAGCATTGGAATCCGTTCAATTAGATGAAGGTTTAAGAGATTTCCTAAATAAAGGAGTTACCTTCATAAAAAGTTTAGGTTCTAAACTATTAGAAAAAATATCTAAATTATCAAGCTTCTTAGGTGGGTTCTTAAAAAAGATGGAAAAGGGGTTCAAAAAATCTCCAAAATCCGATGTTAAGAGATTAGAGAAAGAATTATTTAAAGCAGGATTACATGAAGGTATTTTAAATGAAGCTAGAAAGCCAAAAATATGGGATTCTTTTGATACAATTGCAAAAAACCAAAAAGTATTAAATAAATTAGTAGATAACGTTAACAAAGAAATGAGTTCATTGGTATCAGCTTCAATGGCTAATCCAGCATTCTATTTTAAAGGATATTCAAAACTTGCATTAACTGCGCCCGTAACTAAAGATGATGTGGCTAAACTACTAACAAACTTCCAATCAGCAATTGTACTGAAAAGTATATTGGGTGATTTAACTGGTGATGCTAAAACACTATATTCACAATTAGTAGAGTTGGAAAAAGAAATGGTGTATGGTAAAACGACATTACCTTTATACAAAGTATTCGGTTTAGATAAAGAGGGTGGTGGAACTGCATTTACCGCATATCCAGGTTCAGAAACATTTATTCAAAATAAATTAGCTAAAGATTTATCAGATACCGTTGTATTCTATTTAAGAGCAAATTCACAGAATCACTATTTTACTATAGCTGGGTATGGATTGAGTGGTATAAACGAAGCTACTGGAGATTTAAAGTATTCACAATTTAGAATGGGAACAAACTCAACAGGTAGATATAGTTACAACTTTGAAGGTACGCAAGAACTCTCATTAGGTAAAGTTAAATCAGCATTGAAAATATAATACGGAGAGAATGAGTGAAAACGCAATTATTATGTACGTTTACAACAGAATCTTCGTTTGAGGATTTACTAACTAAGATATTCGATGGATATGAACTATTCAGTAGAAAGATATTCATACTGAAATTAGAACCATCTAAAGAATTGGTGATTAGTTACAATATCGTACCAAACAGAGAATATAAATTTTTACCTAATACCATTATGGTACATAGAAAGAAAGAATCAAATACTATTTACACAATCAACGCTCTAAACAGATTGATTAGTGATTTAAATGGGGGTGTTCAGGATAAAACATATCAAGTCAATTGGAATGACTATCGTAACTCAGTAATCCTAACCGATGGTGAAGGATACAAAATTATGGGTACTAAATTATTCAGAATAGTTGATGTTAATTAAAAAATTTTAATATTTATAGTATATGAGAGAATGTAACTGTAAAGAGTGTATTTGTGAATCAAAAGTAGAGTGTGGCTCGACTTGTGGTTCGAACAATCAATGTGATTGTTGTAAATAAATTTGGTAGTTTGAAATATTTTTTGTATATTAGTACCATATCAACACATGGGCTTAAATAGTGGTGTTGAAATAAAAAGTGAAATATAATTTGGAAGTTTGAAAAAACTTTCGTATATTTGTTTAAATAATAATTAATAATAACTAAAAAAAGGTAAATTATGGCAATTGACTTAAATGCAATCCGAAACCGTCTGGACAGTTTACAGACGAAAACTACAAAAACTGACAATTTGTGGAAACCAAAACCTGGTAAACAACAAGTAAGAATCGTTCCTTACGTTCACAATCCATCAAATCCATTTATCGAACTATTTTTCCACTACAACTTTGGTGGTAAGAATATTCTTTCACCTCAAACACATGGTGAGGCAGACCCATTAGTGGAGTTCGCTGACCAATTGAAATCGACTGGTGATAGAAACGATTGGAATCTTTCAAAACAACTTACTCCTAAAATGAGAACTTATGTTCCTGTATTAGTAAGAGGTGAGGAATCTGAAGGAATCAAATTTTGGGGATTTGGTAAAACTGTGTATCAAGAACTACTTGCTTTCTTTGCAGACCCAGATTATGGTGATTTAACAGACCCAACAAATGGTAGAGATATCACTGTTGAGTTTAAAACTGCTAAAGAGTTAGGGAAAAACTATCCTGAAACTTATATCAGAGTTAAACCGAACCAAACTCCAATTACTGAAGATAAAAGTGTTTTAGAATTGGTAAAAGACCAAATTGAACTTCCTAATATGTTTAAGAAATATACATATGATGATATGAAGGGATTATTGGAAACTTGGATGGAAACTGGTTCAGTTGGTGAAGATAATAAGGAAGAGGAAGCTCAACCTACTCAAAACACTACTCAACCAACACCAGCACCGGCTGCTGTAGGTAATTCAACTAATACAGATGTAAAAGACGCATTTGAAGATTTATTCAATAATTAAAAACTAAGTTACTATGGCTAAAACAAATCGAGATGAATTATCATCGATTTTAGCAGATAACCTGAACAAAAAGTTCAAAGGACAATCGAAAGTAGCTTACTTCCTTGATGGCTCCGAACAGACACCCACCGACTTAACTGAGTGGGTGTCTACAGGAGATGATATGTTAGATTTAGCTATATCGAATCGACCAAATGGTGGATTTCCTGTTGGAAGGATTGTTGAGGTTACGGGACTAGAAGCGAGTGGTAAATCTCTGTTATCAGCACATACATTAGCAAATACTCAGAAGAAGGGTGGTTTGGCAGTGTATATTGATACAGAGAACGCAATCAATCAAGAATTCTTAGAAGCGTTAGGTGTTGATACTCAAAAGTTACTTTATGTACCTTTAGAAGCAGTAGAAGATATCTTTGATGCTATGGATTCAATTATCGAATCAATTAGAAAATCCGATAATAATAGATTGGTAACAATAGTAGTTGACTCTGTAGCGGCAGCAACAACTAAAGTAGAATTAGCAGCTGATTATGACCAAGCTGGTTATGCTACTCAAAAAGCAATCATTATCTCAAAAGCAATGAGAAAGATTACAAATCTTATTGGTAGAGAGAGAATATTGGTTGTATTTACAAATCAACTTAGAGTTAGAATGGGAGTATCATTTGGAGACCCTTACACTACATCAGGTGGAAAAGCATTAGGTTTTCACGCATCTTGTAGATTGAGAATGAAACAAATGGGTAAACTCAATTCTAAAGTAGGGGGTGTTGACCAGACTGTTGGTATTAAGACTAGAGTTCAAGTTATTAAGAACAGAATGGGCCCACCACTAAGAGCAGTTGATTTTGAAATCTACTTTGATAGAGGTATCGATAGATATGGTTCGTGGTTAAACACTATGAAAACATATAAGTTGGTAACAGTAAGTGGTGCTTGGTATACTTGGGTTGATGAATCAACTGGAGAAGAGATTAAATTCCAAGCAAAAGGTTTTACTAAAATCTTAGAAGATAGACCAGAGGTAAAGGAACAAATGTATAAACAAATCTGTGATGCATATATCTTAGGATACAAAGAAGCAACTGAGAATGCAAATACAGATACAACAAAGCTAGATGAAGGACACGAAATCTAATTACAAAGAAATGTTTAATAAATTATCAGAAACTCCCAAAAGGAATGTTAATGATAAAGTTATGATTGTAGATGGATTGAATTTGTTCATCAGATGTTTTGGAGCAGTTCCAACTCTGAATGATGATGGAGAACACGTCGGTGGGGTAACAGGTTGTCTGTTATCCCTCGGCGCTCTTATCCGTAAGAACAAACCAACTAGAGTGTTGGTAGTTTTTGATGGAAAGGGTGGTTCGACACGTAGAAAGAAAATGTATAAGGGATACAAAGAAGGTAGAACAGGATTAACTAAAGTTAATAGATTGGTTGGGTATGAAGATTTAGAAGACCAAGCGGAATCTATGAAACGTAACTTTAATACGTTAATCAAATACTTAGAGTTCTTACCTGTTGATTTGTGTTACATTGATTACATTGAAGCAGATGATATTATGGCATACGCTGCCAAACATATATTTAAAAAAGAAGTTATGATAATTTCCTCTGATAAGGATTTCTTACAATTGGTAGATGATAGAATTTCAGTATATCTACCAACTAAGAAGAAACTTATGCACAAAGAGGATGTAAAAGAGTTATATGGAGTTCCATCAAAAAACTTAGTATATTATAGAATTTTTGATGGTGATAAATCCGATAATATTCCTGGCGTAAGGGGTATCGGACCAAAAACACTAATAAACAAATTAGATTTCCTTCAATCGGATGGATTAACATTAGATACCTTATTTGAAAGGGTATCTCAATTGGATGATGAGAAACTGAAAAACAAAATATTGGAACATACCGATACTTTGAAATTAAATTACGATTTAATGCAGTTATCAGACCCAATAATGGGTTCAGCGATTACATCAAATGTACGAAATATCATTGATTCACCAATCAACGGATTAAATTCTTTTGGATTCAAAAAAGAGTTTATGGTTGATAAACTTTACACTGCGTTTAAGAATGTAGAAACGTGGTTGGTAAACACTTGGGGTGATTTGGATAAATATTCCAAACAAACCAGAAAATAATTTGGTAGTTACAATAAAAATTCGTATATTTGAAAAATATGGATAAATTCGGAAACAAATTTGGTACGTCATTTCAGATAAAGATACTCTCATCTCTATTATCAGATAGGATATTCTTACAACAAATGTATGATATCCTTAAACCTGAGATGTTTGATTCAGATGCTAATGAGTGGATAGTAACAAAAACATTATCTCACTTTGATAACTTTTCACAACTACCTACATTAGATGTGTTTAAAAACGAAGTAGATAAGGTTGAGAGAGATGTTCTCAAACAATCTATAGTAGATAACCTAAAGCAAGTTTGGCATGGCTTAGAATCAGATGATTTAGAGTACGTTAAAGAACAATCTTTAGAGTTCTGTAAAAATCAAACTTTCAAAAATGCTATCTTAGAATCAGTAGATTTATTAAGTGATGGTAAATTCGATGTAATTAAATCGAAGATTGATAATGCTATGAAAGCAGGACAAGATACTGATGTTGGACACGAATACAAAGAAAACATTATTGAAAGATACGAATCTACTGTTAGAGATGTTATTCCTTGTGGTTGGCCTGTTATAGATGAATTAGTAGATGGTGGTTTTGGTAAAGGTGAATTGATAATATTTGCAGCTCCACCGGGTATTGGTAAATCTTGGGCATTGGTGAATGTTGGTATGGCAGCTGCTAAA